CACATTTTTTTCTGCAATCTAAATAACTTACATCATCTTCTGTTTCAATATTATGATTAATAAAAGATAAATTAGTGTTATTATGACATAAATCTCTATATTTTGATCCTTCATTGTATTCCTTATTTTGTTTTTCTAAATAATCTTTTTTGATATTATTATTCAATAATAATGTTTGACCACCAATCATACACTTATTACTTGTAGTAGATATATTAATATTTTTTAAATTCTCAACATTTTTTTTTAAATACCATAAATAACTACTGTCAATTTTATTAGTTAATACAAATTTAACATTAATTCTTAATGGTTTTTTAAATTGTATAATATTATCGGCTTGAAGATATTCATTTTTATTATTTTTAATTACATAATAATCAGAATTAGGTGATATAGGTATAAGTGAAAGATCTAGACTTTTAAATGTATTCTTATTTTTTTCTAATAATTGTTTTTTATTAATATTATTTAATGGAATAACATGGAAACATTTTTCTTCTTCTAATATATATTCAGTAATTTTGGTTTGATCTATATATTTTTGAAATAAGTTAACTTCTCTATCATCTACAACATATATAAAATATTTATTCTTTTCTGCTATTTTTTCTCCATTAGACTTATTTAAAATTCGTATTTTACTCATTTTTTTTGTTATTATACAATCTTCATTTAATTGATAATATATATCTTTTTCTTTTAAATATTTTAAATTTATAGAATAATTCTTATAATTATTAATATTTTTTATAACATCTGATAATGTTATATTTTGCTGACCTAAATCAACAAATTCAAAATTATTATCTAATATTACATTTTTAAAAGAATTGTAAATAATATATGAATTACATTCATTATTTGTTAAATAGTATTTGAAATTCCCTACAACTTCATTAATTTTACTATATCTATCTTTCATAATATATGTATTATCTATATTATTTAAGGATACATCAAGAACACTTACAATATTGTTATTATAAATGATCTTATTGAATTTTTTACTATGAATTGTATAATATGTATTTTCTAATTGACATTCACTTCCAATATTATTAATAAATTTATTTACATTTGAAAAACTATTACTAAATCTATTTAAATATTCTATTTCTAACATATCACTATTAGATACATCTATTTTATCAGTAGTATCTGTAATATTTTTAGTTGTAATATTAATAAATAATAATTTATTAGTAATATTATCTAGTAAATTAATATCTTCTTTTACCCATTTATAATCATATGAATCATCTGTAATTACAAATTGTATATAATAATTAATATTATGAATAGTTCTATAGATTAAATATAAATCTGAATTTATTAATTTACGAATACCTACTTTATATTTATATTTATTCAAATATAGATAAATATCATTATTTACTAATTTTATATAACAACTATTTTCTACTTCAACACTAGAGTAATCATTTTCAAATGGCAATACTTGTTTTAATAATAAATTATTTCGTTTAATATATGTATCGACTAGATCTGATTTAAATATTTCATTATATGTAGAAATACTATATATATTTAATTTCTTATTTACAAGTTTATAAATATCATTATGTATATAAGTTATATCTATAATATCATTAAATATAGACCATTTATTATCAATTTTTTTATAAGGTAATAGTAAATTAAGTGTATTAAATAATTTATTTGTTGTTGTATTTCTAACAAATTTATATCTTATAACATCTCCCTTATTTAGTGTTCTACTAACACTATTTGTATTAAATTTTATATTATTATAATCAATAAAATCGGATGAGTCATTATTATTATTTAATGTATTCATTAAATCATCTTCTGCATTTTTAAAAGGAGAATCACTTCGGGTGTGTTTTTCACGGCGTCTATTTATTTTAATATTAGTATATTTCATATTAATTGTATCATTTAATAAGAAATCTACTTGTTTTTTATAATTTATATATAAATCTGTATATTGTTTGTTTAAACTAGGATCTTTTATTTTTTTTATTGATAATTGAGGATAAATTTTATTATAATTATCAATTAAATCCTTATAAGAAACTAAATACTTCTCATTAATTTCACCTATTTTTTTCTCAGATTCAGTTTTTAATACAAAATTTACATATTTATCATTACTATCTCTATAATAAAATCCATAATCTAATTTATGGAATAATGGTTCATCTATATTAGTTTCATAATCTGAAAAGTAATTAATAGCATTATACAAAATATCAATAAATGATGCTGGTTTATATATACAATCTAAAAATCGGGGATCAGACTTTAATGCAATATTTATTTTTTCGGAATATTCATTGTATTTTTCTTGTATAATATTTATTAAGGTTAATACTAAATCAATAATATAATTAGTAATATTGGTATTAGAATTTAATATAGCATATAAATATAATTTTATTTCATTATTATTTAATAAATCTGTATTATCTGTTCCAGTAATATTTAAATAATATTTTATTATACCTTGTACTGTTTCATTACTTATAATTTTATCTATATTACGCAAATCAAATGCATCTTCTACATTATTTTCATCAATATTATTCTTAATATTTTTAATATATTGTAATACAGATACTATATTATTAATAAATGTTTGATATACCTCACTATTTTTAGATAATGAATTTAATTTAATAAATTGTAAATTAGGTATAATAGATGTTAAATTTTTAAGATGCATAAAATCCGTAAATTTCATATCAAAATGAATAAATTTATTTTTTATCATTCTATTAAATAAAATAGTAATTTTATTTGGTATTTTACCATTACTATCACTTATATTATCATCTTGATATCTAGCATTTAATGCATTTACATCAATATATATATCTATTTTTTTATTTTGAATATTTAATATGAAACCCTTATTATTATTATTTTTAGTCATATTTAATACTTCTGCTAGTTTTTCATATTTATTATTCTTGTATAAAATAGTTATATAGTCAAAAATTTTATTTAATACAGCAGAATTATTTTTAATATTTAATATTTTTATATGAATATATATATTTCTACATACATATTCTAGTAAATTATCTTCTTTTAAACTTGTTGAAAATGTACATGGTACATCATAAAATTGTTTAGGATCACTATTATTATGAATTGTTATATATAATATATTTTTATCATTTGATATATAGAAAATTTTACTATTATATTGAATGCTATTTATTAACTTATTTTTTTTAATATAAAAATTACCAATTTTATTATTATATGATGTAATATATTCTACTATGCTTTTTTCATCAATATTATGTATTTTTTTAGGCCCATTTTGATCATTTGTTAATTGAATTGAAAAATCATATATATTTTTATTACTCTTACCTAGATTTAAACTATTTAATATACTAAATATTGAATTTTTATTTGTATTTTTTATAACAGTTTTACTTAATTTATTATAAATAGGATTTCTATTATAATATACATGAACATCATCTCGTTTTACATTTAATATTAATTCAGTATCTTCTATATAAATAAACATCTGAGAAAATTCTTTTATATTTTCTGGAATATTGATAATAATATTATTTTCAGTATTATTATCAGTAAGAGTAATGTAACTAGCATTTAATTCATTATTATCTATAACTATTTCTATATCACTTTTATTTAGTGTTGCATCTGCTTGTGGTTTTATTACATTAAAATTAATTGTTTTAATATTTAGTATATCAAATACATTGCATACATATCTAGTACGCCCCTCTTGTTTAAAATATATATACATATTCATACTTGTATTAGATATATGATCAATATAATTCATAATCATTCTATTTTTTACATTATTATATTCAATATTACTTGATAATACTTGTTTTGAATTAGTTTTAATAATATCTAGTTGTTTAAGTAATAATTTATAATCATTATATTTTATATATTTTAGTTGTTTTACTAAAGTATTTATTTTTGAAATATTATCTGTTGAAATATTTAAAATATTACCACCAGTTTGAGCTGCTTTTTTTTTTATATTATTAATTTGAGTCAAAATATTTTTTGCCTTTGTTTTATTTATTTTAGTTTTTATATTTTTATTCATATTTGTTATACTATCATCTAACATAGTATTATATTTAGTCTGTAATTCAGTAACCTTAGATTTAATAATATTATCATTATATCTACTTATTTGAGTCATCCATAAGAAATTATCTGGTACTGTATCTTCTGGTGATAATTTTGTAGAAGTATTTTCTTTGAAATTATCTTCATATAATTGAACAAATTCAACTATATTTCTAGTAGTATCTAAATATAAATAGGTTTCATCAACTGGATTTTTTAATAAGTAATATGTTATTTTAACTACATCATTTTCATCCTCTGGATTTACTGATACCTTTTTGAGTTTATCTATTTCACTCTTATATGTGTTATATTCATTTTGATTTATTTTATTTTTTTTAAACATATCTTCTACTATGCGTTCTTGTTTTTTATTATGATTTAAAAATTGTATTATATTTATATCCTTAAAAACAGACTTTTCATTTTTAATGTATGAATCAATATTATAATTATTATTATAGCCAGTAAATTTAAATTTAGTATTATTAATTAAATCATAATTATTATTAAGGAAATTACTTAATAAAACATCATATGTATAACATGTATTATCATATGCTAATAAACCATTGATTTTATCTGGATCATTGATATTAAAGTATATTTTGCTTCTAATATTGTATAATGCTCTAGCATTTTCGAATATATTTTCAATATAATCTATATCTCTTACAAATCTCCATTTAGCGTTATTTTTAATAAAAGGTTTTGCTGTTTGTGTAGTATCTTCTCTAAATATAATATCATAATTTGTTTTATTTTTCTCTATATTTAGATACATATAATATTTAATATCATCTTCAATAAAATAAACATAATAGTAGTTATTTTCTTTTTTAATGTATAATTGATGTGAATTAGGAAATTTATAAATAGGATTATTTATATTTGCTTCTGAAACTACATTTTGAATAAAGAAATTATTTAAATAAAACTCGCTTATATCCTTATTTATTATATCTAAATTATTTGTTATACGATTCATATTATCTGGACTATCAATTGTTTGCTCTTTATTTGATTTAATAATAACAGTATCATCTACATTATCATCTGTTTTATTTAATAATATATAGTTCTTATAACCCTTATTAACATACCATTTAAATGAGTCTTTTTCCTTATTAGGTATGCCATAAATAACTCTACCTCTTTTATATATTAATTCTTTTTTAGGTTCAGATACATAAGAAAATATTCTATATAAATCTTGTTCAAAGGATAAATCAGATGTAGGATTTATATGAGATGATATATTTGAATCTATATTATATGGTAAATTAGGTGGACATTCTCGTAAATTTCTTATAACAGATTTCTTAGTAAAATCACATACCGTACAATCATATGTATCATTTTTTGTAATATTTACACAATATTTGGTACCGGATTTATTTTTACCCTTATTTACATAATAAGTATCATTATCAATAATAGTATTAATATTTTGATTAAAATTAATTATATTGAATTTAGCGGTATTTTTGAAGAAACGATCAATCATTTCAAATTGTCCTCTATTTGTATTTAATTTAAGTACTTTAGATTCATCTTGATTCTTGTTTGTAATAAAATACTGAATAATTGCTAATTTTTTTTGTATATTGATATATTTAGGATTTTTTAATTCTTCTACTAATTTTTCTTTAATATTTATTAATTTTTTTTGTGTGTTTTCTATATTAGTATTATTAAGAGTATAATCAGATAATGTTATTTCATCTATTATAGATATAATTTTGATATATTCAGTATTATTTTCAATATACATATGTAATTTATTATGTAAGACTTTTTCAAATAAATTTTTAATAGTTTGATTTTTATTCATATGAAACAGTGTTTTGAAGAAATCAAATGGATATTCAGATAACATAGAAATACAGAAACAATATATAATTACTATAAATTCATCGGTAGTATCGTAGTTGTTAGTTTTCATAAATAAACTATTTCTTAGATTGAAAAATGTGTTTAATATATCCATATCATCATTTTCAATATTTAAATTTGTTAAAATAGAATCTATAAATTGAGTAAAATTTCTTATACTAATATTATAAGTATTATTAGATGTAAAATATTCATTATTTGTAGTATATTTTTGAATTGTTGAGAATAATGTTTTATGAGTTTTTAAAAATAGTTTAATATATTTTTGTTCTTCTAATGATAAATTTTCAAATCGTTTTGCATTTCTTTGAGCTTGTAAACTGTTTATATTCATTTTTGTACCAGCAATAAAACTCTCTACATGTTTATTATACTCATTCATTATATTAGCAGTTTTACATATATTTGTTATATTTTGTCTACTAAACTCCATATGTGAATTTATTTTAGTATATATGTTTTTGATATTTGATAATTTTGTGCTAAATAAATTAAAATAGGTATCTATTTGAATATCTTTTGTAATTTGTAAAAGTGATTTTCTTTTATCATAAATTTTCATAAAATTAGCATTCATTTTTGGTAATGGTGGTATTTCAAGATTATAATGTTGATTTTTTACTCGTAAATCTCCCTCAACCATTTCAGTATATTTATTTTTAAGAGTTTTATATTCTTGATGTGGATAAGTAGTATATTTATCGTAACTTCTATTATTTGTTATGAAAAATAAATCATATAATGTTTGAAATGTCATATTTGTATTTTTTTTGCCTAAATAATTGTAAAATTCATCAATATCATCATATATTTTTAATATATTATCCTTATTTATTTTGAATAAATCTAATGAATACAATCGTCCATAAGATGGAAATATTTCGGGTAAAAATTCAATAGTATAATCGTCTAAAACCTCTGTATTTTTTAAATAAATTGGTAATATTTTATTTTTATATACGGTACATTTCTGATTAGTATATTTCATAAATAGTGCAAGTTTATTAGTAGTTACATTTTGATTTAATTGATTCATGTTTATATCAAAATTTAAGAAGTTTTGAATAGTAGTAAATAAATTGCTAATTAATTCATTATTTTCACTTACAGTAGTGCCAATGGTATTTTGTAAAACAATGATACTATTATTTAACTCGTTAATATTATCTGAAATACTATTTATAGTTTTTATTATTAATGGTTTCAATCCATAAATAGTAAGTTTATTTTCAATATTCTCACTGCCTCTTTTTTCTATAATTTCAGTAAATATTGCTTTATAAGAATTGAAAGTGTTTTCATTTAATATCATATTACTAAAATCTTCTAATTCATATGTTGATTCTGTTATTATTTCGTAATAACTTTCAACTAATTTAATATATTCTAATAATTGAGTGAAATCTTTACTTATTTTTTCGATTAATAATAATATTTTTTGATTAAGCAATAAGTGTTTTGTATATTTGTTATTATTACAATTAAGTATAACATTACTGTTTTTCTTACTAATTTTATTTAATAAAGTATATAATGATTTTGAATCATCTTGTGTAGTATTTTTTAAATTTAATAATATGGCTAATTTTTTCTTAGTTTTATTTAAATTTAATATTAAAGTATTTGTTTCATTATAAATAGTTTTCTCAATAGTATTTGATAGTTTTAAAAATTGTTCGTCATTATTTAAATCAAAATGAATATATTTTAATTTATTCTTAAATCTATTTTTAGTTAAATTTTCAAAATTTACATTTTTATAAAACATATAAGTCAATTCATAATAAATATTATTATGTAATGTATTATAAAATACTATATCAATTATATATTTTTGTTTATCAGTATGTATAATTACTTTATCTTTATTATATGTAAATACATTAGATTTACATTCAGATTTATCAAATAAAAATTTATAATAATATATAACACCAATTATATTTAAATTTAGTGGAATAGTATTTTTAATTACAATATTTGTAAAATCTTCATTTGAACATATAGGATTATTCTTATATTCATAAATAGGTTCAGATATATATATTGATTCAGTACCAATTTCCGAAGTATGTTTATATAAATAAGAACAAAAGTAATATCCATCCTTGAAAATAAATTTATTATTAATTGTTGGTTGTTCATCTATTATATTTGTTGCAATTGATATATCTAATTTACTATTATCATGATATTCCTTAATTTCACTAGTAATTTTATCATAAACTGCTTTATTTTTTTTTTCTTCTTCATTCAATACCCTTGGTTTAACTCCCTCTTGCGGTTTTTCTGTATTAATATCATACAGTTCATTTAGTAACTTAAAACTAGAATTTGTTTCCTTACAGTTGAAAATTTGATATGAATTTTTAATCATTCTATATAATATATATATTTAAAAAAAATATATATAACACTATTTAAAATTGATTTTAATTAAATATAATATTTAATTAAGATGGAGGATTATTGTGCGGTAAATATAAAATATATTAGTATAGAACAAGGAAATTTAATTAATAACTTAATACAAAGTAAGCAATTAACTTATAATGCAAATAAAAAAAAAAATGTATATAGTGTTGATTTTTTAATTAATAATTTTGATTTAGATTTAGATGAATTAATATATAATAAATTATATGAAACTTTTTGTATTATTACAGAAGAAGATTATAAATCTTTAATTGGATTATTATATAATGATAGTAAAGAATTAATAAATTATAATGATAAATATTTTATTATAGAAATTCAAGCTCATTTTAAATTTAAGGGAAATCAGCATACAGTAAATAGTGTTCGTAAAACATTTTTACAAAAATTTCAAAAAAATTCTACATCATAAAATAATAAATTATTAAATTTAATTAGATTTATTAGATTTATTAGATTTATTAGATTTATTATTTTTATAATGTAGAATAATCACTTACATCAAAACCTTCAATTTCATTAGCGACTATTTCTATATTCCCGCCATTTATTTTAGAAGAAGCTTTTTTATTATTTATTTTCTCTTTTGATACTAATTTATCCATCTCTTCACTAATTTTTTTAAATTCACTTGAATGATTCATATAACCACCTATTTTTTTCATATTATTATCTAGCTGTTGCATTTCCTCTTCAGCTAATAATTCTTCTTGTATTATATCTTCTTCTGGATGTGTATCATTAAAATCTATTTTACCATCATTATTTGTATCATATTTTCCTACTTCTTTCATTATAGAATTATAATCTTCTTCTGATTGTTTATATTTTTGTGTTTGTTTTTTCATTTCAGTATGAGCCTTTTCTAAGGATTTATTTAATTCATGTTGTTTAACTCCTAATTTTTTAGCATCTTTTAATTTTTTATTATATGTTGTTTTATCTAAAACTATTTCTTCTTGAATTATGTTATCAATTTTTTTATCAATATTTTGTTCATCATCATTATCATCACCTCCACCTAATATTTCATCAATATCCTCTTCTTCTTCTTCTGTAGATGATAATAATTCATCATCTATACTTTCTACTTCATTTTCTACATTACCACCAATTAAATTATTATTTATTAATTTACCATATGATGTTATGCTATTTTGAGTATTGTTAATATTTAATAATATAATATATAATAGTGTTAGTAATAAAGCTATCTGAATTCCAAATTCTTGTTTTGAATTAGCATAATATATAATTAATCCTAATAATAGTATTTTACCAAATATATTATTATAGAATAATGCTACTGTATTGTTTAATGGGATATTTATCGTAGCTATATATAATACTAAACCAATTATAATTACATATTTAACATTTGTGTTTTGTAATGTATTATTTATAATTTCCATATATATATATATTATATATAAAAATTTATTATTTTGTAAAAAAAAATAGGTTATAATTTATAATATTTTTATTTTATCCTTCTAGTTTATTTTTCTAGTTTATTTTTTTGAAAGTAAAAATTGTTTAAATTCTTCATATTCTCTTTCACCATTATATGGTTCAACTTTTCCATTTTTAGTATATAATATAGTTGGGAAACCTTCAATTCCTAATTCATTTACAACATCTTCATTTTCTTCACAATTTACTTTTTTAATTTCAACCATTTTTAATTCATCATCTTTTTGTAGTTTTTCCCATTCGGGTTTAACTACTTTACAATGGGGACACCATTCAACATAATATAATATAAATGTTTCGGTTTTTGTGACTGATCCCCCACTTAGTTTATTTTTTGAATTCATACATAAGAATATATATAAGAGAATTAATCCTCCTATTAACATAATTACTTTCATAGATTTATTTGATGGTTGAGGACATATAGTTGTGCGTTCGACAGCTATTATTGTTGCCATTATAATATATATATATTATAATTTTATTGAATTATTAATTTTATTGAATTATTAATTTTACTGAAATATTAATTTTATTGAATTATTAATTTTATTGAATTATTAATTTTATTGAATTATTAATTTTATTGAATCAATTATCAAATAATCTATTTTTTTCATTAATAATTATTTCATTTATATTGCTATTTATTATACTTAATTTATCTAAATATGTTGTTTTAATATTTTCTGTATTTGAAGACAAACTTTCATATTTATGTTCTAAATCTATATATTTTTGATTTAAAAGTGATTTCAGTTTTTCAATTTCACTAAGTTGAATAGAATAATTATTTATTTGTGCTTCGTATGCATTTATTTTTTCTTTTAGTTTTGTATTTTCTTCTGTTAATAGTTTATTTATAGTTACTAAATCATTAGAATGAACTGCATTTAATTGTTTTATATGATTTCGAATATAATTTTTGTCGGTATTATTAATAATATCATGTATTTTATAGTTAATTGTTTTGTTATATTCATTAGAAACTTTAAATTCAATATTTATATCTAATAAAGGGGTTGTATTATTAGATTCTAGTGTATATACTGATAAAATAAACGGTAATTTTAACATATTTATATTATGATGTATTAGATTAAGAAGTAAGAATTGATTAGTGTAATTTTGATTATTATTAATTATATTGAATCCAATTTTTGATAAAATATTTTTTTTTATTAAAATAAAGTTTTCTGAATTATTCAAATAATATAAATTATGTGTTTTTATATTTTCATTTGATATATTAATTATATTTTTATTTGTATTAAATAATTCTATAAAAGTATTTTTATCTATTTCTTGTTTTAATTTTTCATTACATATATATTTTATATTATCAGAAATACTATTAAATATATTATTTGTATAATTTTCATAAAAATCATTTGGTATATTTTCTAATTCAATCACATTTGTTCTTATAAAATAATTATCATCTATTTTATTTAAAGATATATATTCTAGTAATGGTTCTACTAAAAAAGTATTTAGATTTGTATATAAAATTAAATCATAATTACATTTTTCTATTATTTCATTATGTACTAAATCATTATATTCGCATTTATAATTATATATTAAAACATTGAGTTTATCTGACTTATGAGATTCGGAAATTTTAATATTAGATATATCTGTATTAAAACAAATAATTATTATATTAATATTTAATTGAATATTTCTATTAATATTATTAATATGATTAATATAATTTAATATTTCAATAGGTTTATTATTATTATTATAAGTAATTATTATATTTAACATTAAAATAATAAAATAAAAAAACAAAAGTATTTTATCGCATATAAGTATGAAGATGGAAAAAAATAAATTTATTTTTATAAATGATGATAATATATCTGATAATTTGCATATAAATAATCAAAATGAAAACGAACATATTATATTATTAGATTATGACACTTATATAAGTAAAATATCATCAAGTTATAAAAATAATAGTAGTAATATAAATGATCAATTTATAAAAGATTTTTCAAGAGCATCATATAAAATTAATAATATAACAGAAAATAATATTTATACATTTATTGATTATTTTGAATTCTTGTTATATCAATTAAATTTTGATTTTTCAGAGTTTTTAATGTTATGTACACAAGCAGTTATGGGTTGTCCATTAGAAATATTATATAAAACAATTTATAATAAAAATATTTATATTGGTGAATTAAAAAATATTGATAATAATACAAAAAATATAAAAAAAAAGAATAAGTTAAATAAAAATATAGATTCTAATTTTAATAATACATTAAAATTTAATATTTTTAATACTAAGAATGATATTTATTTATTAGTAAATAAAACCTTAAGATATTTTTATGTTAATAATATTGGTGTAGACATAACTGTAAATTTAGTAGATGTTAATATATATATACCATTTTATACAAAAGAAAAAATTATAATTACATATAAGATACTTAGAAATAAATGAACATATTTATTTAAAAAATGTCAGCTATAGGAATAGATCTTGGCACAACATACTCATGTGTAGGACTGTGGCAAAACGGTAGATGTGAAATAGTAGCAAATGATCAAGGAAATCGTACAACTCCATCTTATGTAGCCTTTACAGATACCGAACGATTAATTGGAGATGCGGCAAAAAATCAAGCATCATTAAATCCAGAAAATACAGTATATGACGCAAAACGATTAATTGGGCGTAAATTTTCTGACGAACATGTAAAAAGAGATAAAGAACTATTATCTTATAAAGTTGTTGCAGATAAATCTGATAAACCAATGATTGAGGTTAGTTATAAATGTGAAAAAAAACAATTTTCTGCTGAAGAGATTTCTTCTATGATTTTAGTAAAAATGAAGGAAATTGGTGAATCTTTTACTGGAAAACCAGTAAAAGATGCAGTAGTTACTGTTCCCGCATATTTCAATGATTCTCAGCGTCAAGCTACTAAGGATGCTGGAGCAATTGCTGGATTAAATATTTTACGAATTATTAATGAACCAACTGCAGCAGCCATTGCATATGGTTTAGATAAGGTAAAGGGTAAGGAAAGTAATGTACTTATTTTTGATTTAGGTGGTGGTACTTTTGATGTATCATTACTTAGTATTGATGATGGAATTTTTGAAGTAAAAGCAACTGCGGGTGATACACATCTTGGTGGAGAAGATTTTGATAATCGTCTTGTAACTCATTTTACAACTGAATTTAAGCGTAAACATAAGAAGGATCTTACTACAAATAAAAGGGCACTAAGACGATTAAAAACTGCTTGTGAAAGAGCAAAAAGAAATTTATCTTCATCCGCAAATGCTAGTATTGAACTAGAATCACTATTTGAAGGAGTTGATTTTTATTCTAGTATTACTCGTGCTCGATTCGAAGATTTATGTTCTGATTTATTCAGAAACTGTATGAATCCAGTTGAAAAAGTATTAACTGATGCTAAAATGAGTAAGAGTGAAGTAGATGAGGTTGTTTTAGTAGGTGGTTCTACACGAATTCCCAAGGTTCAAGAATTACTTAGTAATTTCTTTGGTGGAAAAGAGTTAAATAAGTCTATTAATCCAGATGAAGCTGTAGCATATGGTGCAGCAGTTCAAGCAGCAGTATTAACTGGAGCGGAAGATATGTCTCAAGATTTATTACTTTTAGATGTATCTCCATTATCTCTTGGTATTGAAACTGCTGGTGGTGTAATGACAAGTTTGATTGAAAGAAATACTACTATTCCGGCAAAGAAATCTCAAGTATTCTCAACATATGAAGATAATCAACCTGGTGTAAATATTCAAGTATTTGAAGGTGAACGTAAGTTTACTAGAGATAATAATAAGTTGGGTGACTTTTTACTAGAGGGTATTCCTCCAGCTCCACGAGGAGTTCCACAAATTGAGGTTACATTTGATTTAGATACAAATGGTATTCTTCATGTTACTGCGGAAGACAAAAAAGGAGGACAAAAGAAGGATATTAAGATTACTAATGATAAGGGTCGATTAAGTCAAGAAGAAATTGATAAGATGGTTGAGGAAGCTGAGAAATTTAAGGAAGAAGATGATAAGATGAAGGCTAAGGTTGATGCAAAGAATGAATTAGAATCTTATACTTATCAACTTAAGACTGCAGCAGAGGATGAGAAGAATGCCTTAGATGAAGAAGATAGGACTAAATTAAAGGAAAAGGTTTCTGAAGTAATGGAATGGTTAGAATCAGCTCAAAATGCGGAAAAAGAAGAAATTGATAGTACTAAATCTGACTTAGAAGAAGTTGCTAAACCAATAATGCAAAAACTATATGCGAGTGCTGGTGGGGCAGAAGGTGGAGGAATGCCAGATATGAGTGGAATGCCCGGTGGAATGCCAGATATGAGTAATATGCCCGAAATGAATCCTACTGTAGAAGAGGTTGATTAAGCTAATACACCAAATGGATCCCATAATGGTAAAACTACATCAATATTTTGATTATATTTTTTTTTTAAATTGGATGGTAAATATTTCTTATTTATAACGATTTCATATACATATTCATCCATCCATTCATCTGTCATAGAATAATAACCACCAGCATCAAAATCAGTATTTTTACTATCTGTTCCCCAACTATTTTCAATTTGCCATCTATTTATTGTAGATTTATCTAAATTATAACCAGTAATTGCCATAGCATGATTTGGAACAGTATCATAATATAATAATTTTTCCGATTTATTTAGATCAAATGATATATTTAGAAACTCTTCGACTTTATATATTTCTGGATCTAAAATATTATTTTTACTTAATAAAAATTTACTAACATCACATGCAAACCAAACACCCTCATTATTATCTATACTTTTTTTAACTAATTTTTTCATAACATCCATTTCTATATTTAAATTTTTTACATTTTCACCTTCAATCATATTATTTAAATATTCTACACTATAATTCAAATTATATTTATTTCGTGGATCATTTACTAATACAGCATAATCTAAGATATTTATATCAGCCATTTTATAAAATTCGTGTGGAGTCAAATCAGTTTTTATTCTATATTTATCTTTTTTATCCATATATTCCCAATTAAATTTAGTTGGTGGTTGACCAAAAAATTTTACTAGTAATAAATAAACTTCTTCTAATAATTTTTCTTTATCTATACTATTATTTCTTAAATACTTAGCATAATTTTTAATTTTTTTCTCTAAAATACCATTTAAATCAGAACTATTTGAACTATGATATGTTTCTGGAAATGAATTTTTTGGCACTAAACCATATTTATTTACTAAATTTGAAAACATATTCCAAGAACCACCATCATCAATTGAATTGGTTAAAATTATACTTATTAATCTATCATCGAAAGGTAAATTATGTGGTTCTAATTTTTCTAATAAATTTATACAATAATTAAATCTTTCTAATTTATCCCAGAAAAATAAATAATTTTGCGAAAATTCAAAATCATCTTTTAATTTATATTTATTTATAAATTTATTTCTTATTACATTTAATCCAGCAAACATCCAACATCTACCAGAATTTTTTTGATTAGATATTTTATTCAAATCCTTAATTTTATTACTAAATATATGATAATTATCTAAATTTTTTGTACTAGGTATTAATAAATTCATTAAGGAATTATTATGAACAGTTATAAATTCTTTAGAATCTATTTTCTTATTTTTCCATAATTCTGGTTTAATTATATTAACACTATTAGAAGATTCATTTTTACATTTATTACCACCCTTTGTGAGATTTTTATATTTTTTTTTATATTTTAAATATTTTTTTTTATATAAATTGTCCATAAATGCGTTTATATATATTATTATTATAAAATATTATAAATATTATTTAAATTGATTTTATCTAATATATAAAAATACACTGTATGTGTGAATTTATTCACTATAAATATAGACCTAAATATTTACACAATATAAATTATAATCCTAAAATTAAAACTTTACTATATAATTATTCACAAGGTGATGATATGCAAAATATTATTTTATATGGTCCCAATGGATCTGGTAAAAAAACATTTTTAAATTGTTATTTAAATAGTTATTTTAATAATGATAACAGCATTTATGCTACTACCACATTTAATTATACCTTATCTAATAATTATAAGATACACTATAAATCTAGTATACACCATTATCAAATATACTTACTTGATAGTTTTAAAAATAATATTTTAATTATACATGAATTAATAGCATACTTAATACAATCTAAATCTATTCTTAATACATATATCATAATAGTATTACATAATATAGAAAGACTTGAAAAAAACATTAATTTATTAAAAATTATTATGGAAAAATATTCTCATGTTAAATTTATTTGCACATCTTCAAAACGACATACTGAATTGGAATTAGCTATACAATTACGAATAGAAGTTATATCTGAATTTTATTTGCTAAAAATTGCTATGAATATTAATAAGAAACAAAAAATAAAACTTTCTGATGAAAAAATAATATCTATTGTAAAAAATTCTTCTAATAATTTAAATACAATGCTTAATTCTATCCAAAGTATAATTAATGAAACAGAAGATAATTTAACAGTATTAAATGAAGTATGTGAAATATTAGAAAAAAAAAATATTCGAGATTATCCAAAAGTTAAACAATTATTAAATAGAATTATTATTTTCAAGTCATATAATATCGAATATATTATTCACTATATTTATGAAAAAATAATTCAACACATATCAGATAAACCACTCTTTATACACTTTTTAGCAAATGTAATTAATACTACTAATAGCAATATAGTTAAAGATATTATTACATTAGATACATTTATATTCTTTATTTATAAAATGATAAATAATAAATAATACTTAAAATACTTAAATATGTATTCAATAATATATATATGCTGTTTTTTTTCCCACAAGAACAATTTTACGGTAATCTTGAATATAAATTATACATTGGGTTAAAAAAAAATGATCGCATTTTATCTCAATTTTTATTTAGATTAAGGGAAGGTAATGGTAAGGCAAATTACATTATTGGAATAACAGATGAAGGGTTTTTGCATATTACTAATATTAAACTTATTATGCAAAGTATTTTTAATTTTATTCACATTGTTGGTAAGTATGCTAATTATAAATTACGCATATTTATTAAAAAACCGTATGTATTTGCTATTATTTGTTTACATAAACCTAATCTTTTACAAATTAATGATATTATTGATTACAATATTATTTAATTTATTCTTTTATTAATTATTTTTTGTTTTGGGACAAAGCTACGGCTAAACCTAAAGCTTCTGCTGCTGGTGGTGGTGCCCGTGCTCGTGCTCGTGCTCGTGCTTGTGCTGATGGTGGTTCTAGTGGTGGTGCTGTTTTTGCGACTGTGTTTTTTTGTTCTGTTTCTACTGTTCCTACTGTTCTTACTGTTCCTTCTGTTTCTGTTTCTGTTTCTGTTTGTGTTATTGCTTCTTTTGCTACAGGTGGTGTTACTGTTTCTGTTCCTACTGTTTGTGTTATTGCTTTTTTTGCTACCGGTGGTGTTACTGTTTCTGTTTTACGCAAAATATTAGTAGATACTGTTTCACTTGCTGGTGAAATTGGTTCATTTTCTTCTTTTTTATAGTAAATAATATACATTATTATAGAAATGATTAATAAAATTCCAGTAAAACCACCAGCTATTTCTAATGCAGTACCACCCGTAATTTTATGTCTATTATTTTTAAGACTATATTTTTTGTTTACTAAATCATAATATTTATTTTTATATTTTAAATATTTATTTTTAAAGTATTCATTAGTCATTATAATATTTATAATATAAAAAAAAAAACTATATTTTATATACAAAATAAACAATACAATAATATTATGACAAAAGAAATAATAATTAACATATATTCATAATATTTATTTCTAATTTTATTTAAATCTATATTTGTTTCTTTGCCACAATACAAACATTTCTTACTTATTTTATGCCATTTTATAATACAATCATTATGATATCTAATATTACAATTACAATTTTTTGATTTATAATAAAAAATATGTATATTATCTAAACAAATTGGACATGTAAAATTCATATAATTTTTTTATTTAATTATTTTCTTAAGTAGTTTAATTAATTTTATATTAGATATTCATAAATTTTTTTAGATAATGATTTACCTAGTTTTCTTTTTCCTAAGTTTATTTCCGATAATAACAAATCATCATTTTTTTTAAATTCATCAATTAAATTACTAATATTACCATATTGTTCTATTACTATTTTGCTTATATTTTTAGATACTCCCGGTATTGTAGCTAGTTGAATAATATTACATAACTCTTTGCTCATATTTTCTTTCTTATTTGTTTTAATAGATGATATATAACTATCTTTATTACTTTCTATTTTTTTAAATTTACCATCATTATATTTTGTTTGAATTTGAATTATAATATTATAGGTGTCTAATACATTATTACTATTAATTATTTTAATATTATCTCTAAAAATCATATTAATTATACTTCCTAATAATGCTTTTCTATTTAATGTATTACAATCATCAATATTACCCTCTATAATATAATAAATATTACCAGTATTATTTGCTAATAAACGCACTTTTTGTTCCTTATATCTACCATCTTTTATTGATGCACCTAGATCATTAACAGTTTTTCTTTCTATAATATATATTAATTTATCATTTTCTATAAATTGTATATCTCCTATTTCTAAATTTTTTTTTTCAAAATTAATGTTGTTTTCCTCTAATAATTTTATTAAACTATTTTCTCTATTATCTATTATTAATTCCATTATATATAATTATCATCTTTTTATTAAATACATTTATATAATAAAAAAAAAAATTTATTTTATATATAATATAAAGAATGCTTGATAAACAATTTAAACTGTTTTCATTTATATTATTATTATTTATGTTATTATCTTATTTAAATACTAATCAAAAAAAAATGATCGGTGGTAATAAAGAAGAAATAATTACAGATGAAGATCCAGATGCAGATGAACCCGCTACAGATGAACCAGCTACAGATGAACCAGCTACAGATGAACCAGCTACAGATGAACCAGCTACAGATGAACCAGCTACAGATGAACCAGTTGCGGATGAACCAGTTGCGGATGAACCAGCTACAGATGAACCAGCTACAGATGAACCAGTTGCGGATGAACCAGTTGCGGATGAACCAGTCGTAGATGCAGATGAAGCTTCTACCGATATTTTAAAAATGGCTGCAGAAGCTCAAAATAAAGCTAATGAAGAACTTGAAGATATGGAAAATGAAGCTGAAGAAGTTGCTAAAATGGAAGCAGAACGAAAAAAAGAAGAAGAAGCAAAAAAAAATGCAGAGGCTGAAGCAGCTATTGCTGAGAAAAAAAAATGTCAAATTAAACAATCAGTATTAGATGACTTACAAAATAAAATAGATACTTGTGGTTCTAATTTAAGTTTTATTGATTCTAACGAAGGTCAAACGGAAGGTCAAACTGGAGGTTCTATTGGAGGATATTCTGGTGAAAAATTATATTCCTTAGTCTAATTTTCTTTTGATGGTAAAATTACAGATTTTATATTTTTTTTCATATTATTTATATCATCCTTAATTTTATCAAATTTATGTATACTAGAAAAAGTAATAATAAACCAAAATACATAAAACACAAATAATAATATAAATTGTAATCCAGATATTATACTGAATAACCATAATAATAATATAAAAATACAAGATGCTACGAAACATCTACTTTCAATTGTACCATTTTCTAGTATTTCTTCATTTAAATTAAATAACCAAGAACTCATTTTATTATATTAATTATATTACTTTATATAAATTATATATTAATCATATATTAATCATATATTAATATTAATTATTCACATCTATCACTTAACCATTTATCTTCTAATAATTGATTTACAGTATATCTTTTGTCTGGATCTATTGATAATAATTTTAATAAGAATTCATTAATTTCTTCAGCTTCATTTTCTTCAAAATAAAATTCATCTGTTAATAAATTTAATATTTTATCTTCATCTAAAAATAGTGGCATAAATCGTAATCGTCCCTTATAATCAAAATAATTTTCATAATATTTACCTTTTTTAAATACCTTTGCTGGGAACCCTCCTAATATAACTTTCATCATACATAGTAATAAGAATTCTATTTGAGTCTTGTCATTCTCATTATCATATGATGATGATGAATAACCAGATGAATATTCATCAGCATCTTCATAATATCTAGTATAATCAAATAAACAAATTCCAGTTAAAATTTCAAATACAATACATCCCAGTGCCCATATATCAATACCTGGTCCATATGGTAATCCTATAATGCATTCTGGAGCACTATAATCAATGGTTCCAATATTAAAATTACATTTATCACTAGTTAAATGTGAAGTTCCAAAATCACAGATTTTTATATTAATATCTTTATTATATTTAATATCTTGAATTTTATTTGTTATTAATACATTATCTAATTTTATATCAGTATGAACTATATTTTTTGAATGCATATGTTTTAATCCCTCTAAAATTTGATATGTTATTTTTTTTGTTAAACATGTTGGTATACATCGTCTAGGTATTTTTTCATCATCACTTTCAATACTACTATTATCACTATTACTATCGCTATCACTATTAGTATCATAATCTCTAAATAATCTTTTTAATACATGTAAATCACAACCCATATTATCCATTACCATACATAAATGTTTTGAATGATTATTTGAATTTTTAAATATAAATGAATCTACCATATTAATTATATATGGATGTTTTCCTATTTTTTTTAATATTTTCATTTCATTTTCACCTATTTCCTCATCTGATTTATTTGCTTTTGTTATTTTAATAGCATATATTTTATTTTCACTACTTATTTGCCATACGGATGAATATGATCCTTCACCTAATATTTTATCCGCATTATATTTTTTAATTTTATCATTTGGATTTAACTTACATAATCCACATTCTTCATATTCATGCTCATTATCTTCAATATCATTTTTACTATTTTCTAAATCTTCATCTGTAAAATTATATGGTTCTAATAACATTAATTATATTAATTTAGTGATTTATTTTTTAAATATATATATTTATTTATTTAGATATTTATTTAGATATTTATTTAGATATTTATATAAATATGGAAAAAAACATTATAAGTAAAAATATAGCAATTCTTAGTTCGGGTTCTGGAAATTCATCAAAAAAATTATTAGAAAATATAAGTAATAATAAATTAAATAGTAATATTAGTGTTATTATAACAAATCGTTCTAATGCGGATGTTATAAAATTAGCTATAAAACATAAAATATCATATATTTATTTACCTAAAAAGAAAAATGTATCTGATAACTATTATGATAATCATTTATTAACAATCTTAAAAAATTATAATATAGATTGTATATTTTTAATTGGTTATATGAAAATAATTACACCAATATTAATTAATTCTTATAAAAATAAAATTTTTAATATTCATCCTTCATTATTACCCAATTATAAAGGTTTAATGGATCTAGATATACATGAATCTGTTATTAATAATGGTGATTTATATACTGGTTGTTCACTTCATTTAGTAGAAGAAATAGTAGATTGTGGTGAAATAATTTTGCAAAAAAAAATAAAAGTAACAACTAATGATAAATATGAATTGAAAAAACATATTCAAGATTTAGAAAATGAATGTATATATGAATTAGTTGAATCTATTGAAAATAGTAATTATATAATATAATATAAAAAAATATAAAAATAATTATATAAATATATTATATAAATATATAATGTCAAACGAAATCTCGCAAAATAAGGGTCCTAAAAAAATGGGACATATAGCAATAAACCATAAAAAAGCAAATGTAATTAATTATGTTCAATTACCTACGGCAGATACTGGTAGTGATTCATTAGATTTAAATAATTCACCTATGGGACATTCTAATGTAAAAAATGTAGGTGCTCCATTAACAATGCCCGAAGCTAAAGAAACTGCTCCAATGATGATGCCAGAAGCTAAAGAAACTGCTCCAATAATGATGCCAGAAACCAAGGCTGCTGCTCCAATGATGATGCACGAAACCAAAGCTGTTGATCCAATGATGATGCCATATGATAATAGTTTTTCTGGATTTGATAATATAGGTAATAATAGAGAGATATCTAACGCTATCAATTCTGATATGATTACTAATTTTGAAAGTAGATTTGTAAAAAAACCAGTAAATCAATTAGAAACTGATATTGATATAACTGGAGAAAGTGTAAAAAAAAATATAACTGGGGTTAATATGAGTAATAATGATACTTCTTATCAATTATGAGCACATACCATTTTGCATTTTTTATGAATTTTAGTTGTTTTTATTTTTTTTTCAAATGGTACAAAATATATAACAGTTTTAGGTTTAACTCTTTTATTACTATTATGTTCTAATTTATCACATCCTAAATGACTATTTTTATCATTTTTTATATTTGTTTTCTTAGAACAATCTGCTCTAAAATGTTCATAAAAATCACGAACTTCTTCATAACTCAAATTAGATTTCTTATTTAACATTTTATTTACACTTTCGTGTAAATCATAAATAAATTTTGAAAAGGTTTCTCTATTTTTCATTATTTTTGATTTACAATTGAAAAAATCTAATGAATCTAAATTTTTTTTTAAATTATCTCTGCAAGATTTACACGGTAATATAAATTGTAATAAAAATATAAAATAATAATATGAATTTTCTATTTGATGTTTAACTAAATTGTTTTTTTTATTATATTCAGTAGGATTTACCGGATAATTAAATGAAATAATATGTAAAAAATGCCATAATAATGGTCCCCATATATAAGTAATCATTCCATAATCTGAATTATATTGTTCTGGTTTAAATACTAATTTCATATACATTAATATAACAAAAAAAAACTAAAAACACCTTTTATTTGTTTTTATTTTACCCATTATTTTTGTTTTATAATTTTATATTTACATATTATAAATTTTAAATTATAAATTTAGTAAATTAAATTTATCTATAATCTGGGTTCTATACATTTCTGGTAAATTATCCATATCAATTAATTTCTTATTTCTATCTAAATTTTCTTGTATTGTTGTATCTTCACATTTTTTAAGTAATTCATCATTATTTACAATATATTTCATAGCAGTTTTAGGACCTAATTTTGTATGAATAGCATAAATATTATCTGAATTATCTCCACATAATATTTTCATCATTAAATCTGTATAACGATCACCCGATGATTTATCACGAAGATTCTTCATTTTCATATTATAAATTTGTACATTATCATTATATAATAATTGTAAATAATCATGATCACCAGTAATAATATAGACTTTATTATCTTCATATAATTTCTTAGTTAATACTCCAATAACATCATCTGCTTCACATCTATTATTTTCAATATATGTATATTTATCGATTACATTATTATATATATAAACAAAGAAATCACCCACTTCATTATTTACTTTTCTAGATTGCTTATATTGGGGATATAAATCATTACGCCAAATATCTGCACGCCTACAATCCTTACCGAATATAATAATTACATCTTGAGGCAAATTTAGATTTTTTTTTAATTGTTTTAATTTTAAATCAAAATTTGAAAAACCTTCTAAAAATTCTGTATTATTTATTAAGTCTGTGGTCTCTTTTTTTTGAAATTCAAAATATTTTTTCCTTGCATAATATAAGTAAAATATAAAATATGATAAATCAATGAATAAATAGGTTTTCATTATAATACTAATGATATTATTATTTAAAATAAAATCAATTTAAAACATGTCATTTTATTATATTTTATTTATTCATTATATTTTATTTATTCATTATATTTTATTATATTTTTTATATTCTATTATATTCTATTTTAATTTATAATAAAATTTGTATTTTTAATAAGTAATGTGTTTATTTTTGATATTTAATTATGTAATTATAATTATATGGGTGGTTGTTTAAGTAGCGAGTCTTCTAAAAAACCTTCATTAGAAAGTAGTCGTTGGAGTGATTGTGGATTAGATGAATTTGAACGTAGAGTAAATCCATTAATCGATAATATTAAATTAAGTAGATATAAGAGAAATATTTTGAAAAAACGCTATACTAAATTAGTTATATTTTATGAAAATTATGCAGCCGATATTAATAAGAAATATAATACATGTAGATTAATTATATCAGTAGGTTCAATGATTTTACCAACACTTCAAACTATTCAAAATAATGAAACTGTTGTAGCATATAAAGATGAAATATTTTGGGCCGCAATTGGTACATCTCTTAGTGTAATGATTTCTAATAACTTAATATCTATGTTTGCTTTAGATAGAAAATATGTAATGTATGCTGTAACTGCTGAAAAACTTAAGGCTATTGGATGGAAATATTTTGAATTATCTGATATGTTTAGTACTAAGAGTCATCTTGAAAACTGGGTATTATTTTGGAATGAAGTTGAAAAAATTAAAAAATTACAAGTAATTGCAGAATTTACAGATTCAGATGATAAAAATCATGAACCAAATCCCGCATTAGAAAGATCTCCTCATAATAGTGATAATGATAGTGATAGTGATAATACTCCAAGAACACCCGTTCCTAAATCATATAGAAAAACTCCTAGAGCAAAAAAACATTATGAAGATGAAGATGATGAAGATGATGTGATTATTAATTTAGATAATGCACCACATTATCCAAAAAAATCTGTTATAAAAGCTCAAGAATCGTTTAAAAAAAAATTTGATGAATCAGAATTAGGAAATTCCATAGAAAATACAATAACAGAAAAAAAAAAAAAATTAAATAACAAAATAAGTGAAGTACAAAATGAAGTTGAAGAAGCTGTTGAAGAAGAAGTTGAAAAAAAAGTAGACGAAGTATTGGGAGATCTAGGTAAAACTATTCATGAAAATTTAAAAAAATAAACTTAATTAAAAATAAACTTAATTAAAATATATAATATAATATGGATATTGAAAGAAAAAAAAAAGATGATACTTTTATATATATTAAAAATAAAAAATTAGTTACGGATCCAGAAATATTAGAGCGAATAAAAAAATTAGTTATTCCACCAGCTTGGAAACATGTTAAAATTGCAAATAATCCAGATGATAAGGTTCAATGTACTGGATTTGATGATAAAAAAAGAAAACAATATAAATATAATACAGATTTTATTAAGGGACAATCAGATATAAAGTATTATGATACTTTAATCAAATTTGGTAAAAAAATTAATACTATTCGAAGTGATATTGATTCATTATTAAGAAAACGAATATGGGATGTAAATAAGACAACCGCTTTTATTATATATATAATTGATAAATGTCATTTACGAGTTGGAAATGAAAAATATAAAAATGATAATTCTAGTTATGGAATTACAACATTAGAAAAACAACATATTATTATTAAAACCACTAGTATATATATAGATTTTATAGGAAAAAAAGGTGTAGAAAATAGTTGCAAGTTTAGAGAATCACGGATGATTAGTTTATTTAGATCTATGGATAATGAATTTAAAACAAAAAATAATGAAAGTTTTTTCAAATATTATGGTGGAAATAATATTTATACTATAAATAGCTGTCATGTTAATGATTTTTTAAAAAAATATGGCGATTTTTCTGCTAAAAATTTTAGAACATGGACTGCAAATGAATATTTTATAAAACATCTTTATTATATTTTATCAGATACTCCAGATTTAAACAAATTATCAGAAAGAAAAACGAATATGGTTATTAATAAAGCAGTTGACGAAGTAGCATCAAATCTTAATAATACACGGGCAATCTGCAAAAAAAGTTATATAAATAATGATATAATAGAAGATGTTAAAAGTAATCCAGTGGAATTTCTAAATAAAATAAAAGAATATAGAAAAAAAAGATTAAAAAATTGTACTAGTTTAGAATCTATTTTACTAAAATTATTAGTGGAATATCGCAATAATTAAAAAGTAAATTTTACACCAATATCACAAATAATAAGTGCTTTTAATACATTTTCTTCAAATGGAGTGGCCCATTCTAATGCTAATTCTAATCTTTTCATATCTTCTTTTTTTGCTTTTGAAAAAATATGAGCTTTTGTGTCACTTTTTTCAAAATTGCTTATATAAAATTTAGGAGTTGATCCGGTTGTATCTATTAATAAATTATCTGCTTCTAAACTACTATTGTATATAATATTTAATTTATGAAGTTTTTTCATTACTTCTTTTATTGCATTTTTATGATTTTCTGTTAATATATTATCATCTTCTAGCCATTTTGATAATGGTGTCCCTTTTTTTTCAATCTCCATATATAATATTAATTCATCTTGTTTTTCACATATATAATAATCTAATAATTTTGATGTAAAATTTTCTTTTTCTAATAGTTTAAATATTTCTATTTCATCAAGTATGCTTGATACATTACGACTAAATAAAGTATTATTTGATTTTATATCATAATGAGTAATTATTTTTTCTTTTATTATACTTTTTTTATTATTATTATTTTCATAAAATTTTAATCCCCAATACGATGATGATATTTGTTTTCCTAAATTGTCACATTTATTTTTTAATGGTATTTTTTTATTTTCCTCAAAATATTTTTTCATTTTATCTATTTTTTCTCTTCGAGAATAATAATCTTCATCTAAAAATATACGCAATACATCTATCATCATTTCTTTTCTTTGTTCATTTTTAATATTTTTTTCTAAATATTTATGTAATCTTCCTAAATTGGGTTCAATTTCTTTCATTTCCATTATTTTTTCTATATCTTTCAATAAATTAATTAATCCTTTTTTATCATCACAACACATTTCAACTTTTTTATATTTTTCTTTTAATTTTTTAATTTCTTTATTATAAATACTTAGATATTGTGTTTTACTATTATTAAATTTATCTATTTTTGTTTTTTGACTAACTTTATTAGTTACTACTTTAGTACCACCAAATTGTTTTAATTCATTTATATATTTTTTTTTATATTTTAGATATTTTTTTTTATAATCCATTTATATAAATATAAAATATAAAAAAAAAATATATTATATTATATTTTCTTATATTTTCTTATATTTTCTTATATTTTCTTATATTTTCTTATATTTTCTTATATTTTCTTATAA